CATCGCCACTAAATCCCTTAGCAACTTTGTTAACTTCCTCTAGCAAGGTTTTCATGGTTGGCAGTAATGCCACACCAATGGCCTCTTTCATTTCGCCAAAACGTTCGGTGACGATTGCTAATTGACCGGCATAAGTTTCTGTATTGGCTTTAGCCGCGCCACCAAACAAACGTACAAGTTCCTCTTGTGCTGCGTTGAAATCTTTAGTGGCAATGATGTTGGCATCCAATGGCACACCAAGCCTAGTAAGTGCGCCTAGATTGCCGTTGTAAGCCTTAGACAAGGCCATCGAAACGCCCTCTAGGTCTTTGCCTGTGGCCGCGCTTATGTCCATTGCTAGGTTTGTAAGTTGCTGGGCTTTTCCTACATCACCAGTGGCTCGGGCTAGGTTAGCCAGTGCCGGGCGCAACTTAGTATCGGCTACGCCAAAGGCCAACTGTTGCTTGGTGATGTATTCCTCGGTGCTGGCGATCTGGGCATCAGTCGCGTTAGTCGTATTTTTTAGGGCAATGGCAAGTTGTTTTTGTGAGGCTTCATCCTCTACTGCGGCTTTGACTCCATCTATGCCGATCTTTACTGCGTAGGCGGCGGCAGCTGCGCCAGCAACAACAAAAGCGGCGGCAGCAATCTTGCCGTATTTCTTAACACTGTTAGCAAAACCCTTGGTGTCATTGTCAGCCTTGTTAAGGCTTCGGCCAAACTGATCTACATCTGCTAGCAAATTAAGTTTCAGTGTTCTTACATCAGCCATTGTTATCGTCCCACTTTTCTATAACTCTATGAGTAACAGCATCTTTCCAACGGCGTGTTAATTCTGGTTGTATTTGTTTCAATACCTTAAAAATGCCGTATCCCTCGTTGCCTCTACCTTGAGCAGGTGAACGATCAGGAAAACGCCGACCACCATTTTCAAAAGGTGCTGGCCCACCAAACTCTGAACCAAATAGGACTTGCCCGGATACTGCGCCGCCACTAAATCTGCCTTTACTGCCACCAATAGTCACATTAGGAATGCGATCCTTGTTGGCTCGTATTGTAGCTGCGACCTTTTGTGCTTGTGCTGGCAGTGGATTAAGTGTGTAGCTTGATTGCAATTCTCCAGCTGACCATTGACTAATGCTTGTAACATCATCTTTTAATGCTTTCTTAGCGCCATCATCCATTTCACGAAATGCTTTATACAAGGATTTAAGGTCACGAGAGTCAGGTGTCATTTTGACTGTTACTTTGTCAGCCATAACCATTCCTCTCTTGTATCAGCGTAAGTGCTGTGTTGATGTCTGCAAGTGACCATTGATACAGATCAGACAATGGGATCCCGGTGACAACTGCTATTCTGACGAGTCCGTCAGCGAGTTCTCTTTTGGGCTTTCCTCGACCACCTCAAAGGTTTCAAACTCATTGGTGACCCATGCTTGCTGATTTGGTAACTTGGTATGCCCTTGAGCCTTAGCGGCTTTGTAAAGCATGCAGGTTATGACATCCAGCGAGCCTTGGCTCATCTTTTCTGCCGCTTGGCTAACTGTATAACCGAGTTCTCTTTCGATCTCGATCCATAACCAAGCGTTATCATCACTCACTATGTAGTTATTGCCCTGTTTTGTTGTAACTGTGTATTGCATAATGGTTGCCCTGTTCTGCTAGTTAAGCTCTTGCGACTGTTCCATCCTCAACAACAAAGCTGAGGCTGGTTGTTAGTACGTCTGTGGCAGCGCCACCGACTGTTGGAAATACTGGAAATACGTTGCCAGTGAATGTGTCACCGTTTACATCAAATGAGAATGCAAGCGATGTATCTGGTGCGCTGTTCGCTGCATCCCAAAGTGCCGAGATAATACCTGCACTTGAAGTATCGTCTAGGTATAGTTCCACATTTAGTGTTGCTGACTTATCAACGGTCTTGTAAGCGCGACCCGATAGGACTTCAAGTACCTGCTGGTTGTTTTCGCGCTCTAGTGTAACTGTTGATGCTTGGTCAGCGTATGACACAGAGTTGATGCTCAAAGTCAGATTCCGACCAGTTATGTATGTTGCTGGCATGACTTGCCTTTCTAGTTGGTTGTGACCATCTCTATGTTGAGTTGGCTGATAAGCATGTCGGAGTTTCCGATTTGCTGGACTGTGGGTTGTGACCATCCACCCAAAAACGAGATGTTATTGGCTAGTAGATCGGTGACACTAAAGATTAAAGTTTCTAAGTTGGCTAAGGCAGCTCGGTTGTCAGCTGCATTAACAATTACTGTGATGTCAAAGCGCACATTACAACGAGCGCCGCCAATGGCTGACACTGTAATGTAAGGCGATCCCGGCACAAGCACAATTGCTGGCGGGGTGATGTTTTCATTGGGGTATGCGTAAACTACTCGCCCGGCAGCTGCAAGAGTTGCGGCAAGTGCATCACGGTAAGTCGCTAGATTAGCCAATGTAGCCTCTGGTATCTAGGTGCTTACCTAGTAATCCAGATACTCGGGTAAGCATTGAGCGACCTAAACGGTAAGGCGCTGGAGATTGGAAATCCACACCTTGCTGGCCAAGTGTGCCAGTACGTGTAATCCAGATGTCACAGGCAACGGCCATAGCAGCTTCTCTGACTTCTGGCGTGGTGTCATACAGAGTGGCTTGGCTGGTTAATACTGCTCGCCCATTAGGTATGACATGGCGCTTGGTTATGTTTGCGTTTGTAATGGCAGCCTCAAAGAATGTAACGCCATCCTCTATGCCTACGGTTGTTACAGTGCGCGATCCGTCAAAGGGTGCGCCACACTTGCTAACCGTTAATGCTTGACCAACTACAAAAGTGTTGTCATAGCAATAAAAGCGAGCCACATTACTTGTAAGTGATACGCCTTTAATAGACACATCATCAAAAGTTAAATAGGAAAGGATTATGTTTTCGGCGCTATCTGCAACGGCTTGCACAATTGCATCAGCGTAGATGTCACCAATACCAAGTACGGCTTTTAACTCGCTTAGTGTAATTAGTGCCATGTCTCAATCCAATTCTTGTGAGTGTGTGGGGGACACAGGGCCGCATCCCCCACACTTCTAACTAACTCTGACTTAGGTCAGGTTAAAGCGACGTACTCCACCAGCTGTAACAACCTTGACGGCTAGGTAGCCATAAAGCATTGTTTCAATTTCTCCAGTTGTAACTACGTTTGTCGAAAGCTGCAATACTGGGCTTTCGTAAATGGCAACAGATGATGGAACAACAATGAATGCTGATTCATCAATGGATGTTGAAACAGCCTTGTTGGATACGTAAAGGTCTAGGCCCATTACGTTTCCGCGTAGTGACTGTGTGCCAACTTCGCCAGCAGAGTTCTGTGGCTGTGATGCGCTGAAAATTGGTCGCTTGGTTGAATCCTGCGCGCCAATTAGCAGACCCCATTGGGATGTGCCAGCAATGTAACGTGTAGCCAATTCGCCGGTTGCAAGGTAAGCAGCTGGAGTTTCGGTCTTAACAAACGAAACAATGCCATCTACATCTGCGGCGGTTGCAGTTGCCGCTGTTCCACCTGATGTAAGTTCAGCAATGACTGCGGCTTCGGTTGCTTGTGCGTATACCCGGCGCATGTTATCCAACATGGCTGCGTAGAAGCTTGGGTCAGCGCGGTCAAATAGTTCTACCGAGTAACGCTGTAATCCCTTGTAGGCCTTGACAGTTGCATCAACGTAAGAGCTGACAATACCTGTTTCAGATGGTCCAGCACCTTCGGCAGTTTCTGCAACTGATCCTGATGTGGTGATCTTTGGAATGGATACAGTCATACCTGCATTAGGTAATGCGCGTGTACCGATTGCATCAATCGCGCCACGAGCGCCGATCTGGTTATCTACTACCTGTGATACATACTGAATTGGCTTAAATGCTGGGTTGGTTGTAAAGGAATCGTCAGCTGCATTTACATGCTTTGCATCCTCTGCCTTTGCGTGTGCAATCCATTCTGCACTTTCATGGTTTCCGCGTTGAGCCTTGATTGAATGCTCTAGGAAATGTGCTTGAGTCTTGATTGGTGAACGTGGCTTTGTGTAAGCCACTGGTGCGGCAGCGTGAACAACCGCGGCTGCGGTCACTTCATCTGCCACTGGTGCGGTTGTTTCTTCCACTGTTATCTCCTGTGGTTGTTCCTCGGCAGGGATTTCTGCTTCGGTGGTTTCTGGGGTTTCTTCGGTAGCTGCGACCTGAGAAATCTGTGCATCCTTAAATGCTGGGTTAGTTACATGTGCAACGGCTTCGAGCTTGGCGGATGATACGACCATCACGCCTTTCTCAATTACGTATTCGCCCACATTGGCTTCAATGCTAAATGCCGGGCGTAATCCCTCTGATGCTTCAACTAAAGCATCATTACCTGCGCCAGTAGGCGCAATCTTAAAGGCCATTGAAATGCCGGCAGGTGTAACTTCCTCACTGCCAGCAATACCGCGACCTAATGGGCGTGTGCGGTCATGTTCCATGTTTAAGACAATTTGGCTGGCGTCAATGTCACCAAAAGCGCCAAACTCAAAACGCACTGGCCCAGCAGACGTGTTGCCCACTTTAGCAAAAGGTACTACTAGGCCTTTAATTGTTCGTGTTTCTACACTTGCGGCCAACACTTGGCCCTCAAAATTAAGTTGCATCTGTTTCATTTCCTCTCGGTGCTAATTCCATTTCCTCACGGGCTTCATCAACATTGATAATCCCAGCTGCAAGCATTCTTTCCAATACTTCAATTTGTTCTAGTGGATTACCACGTAGGTAATCATCTAAATCAAATTTAACAACCGAGCCACGCGGGGTTAAATCATTCATACTTAAACGCTCTGAAATACAGGCCATGTAAGGCTTAAGGCTAAAGTCCACAAGGCTACGGCGCTCTTGACTTACATTTGAGTAAGTAGCGCTGGCACTTTCGGCATTTATGTACCATGCCGGGATATTGCAAAGTCGGGCAATTTCAGCAGCTGTATTTAGGCGTGATTCAGAAAGTTGCATTTGGCCGGCATCATAGCCAAAGGTTGTTACATCTAAAGGTCCTGACAAGTAAGCGGTTGAGCGTTGCTGCCGCGCTTGTTTCCATGATGCTAATAGGCTTGATACCTGCTCTGGCGGTAGATCTACGCCAGTGTTCTTAATAACCATTGTTGGGTTTGGTTCAGCAGCCATTCGGCTTACTGCCATTTCAAGTTCTAATGCAGTTCTAATTGTTCGGCCACCACGATTTAGTAAGCCCTCATCTACGCCACTAAACATAATTAGTGAGCCAACACCATAGGCAGGTAATAAATTACCGTCTAAGTAAAAGCCATTTAGAATTTCATCAGTCTGTAAATCAGTTGTAAATGTTACTCGGGTTGGATCAATACGCCGACATGCAATCGGTCTGCCATCCTCTGGGCTGACTTCAAGCACTAACCAGAACGCATGTCCCAAAAATAAAAGGTCTTCCACGGTCCAACACATTGTGATAATGCGCGGCAAGGCTGGATCAGGTTGCTTAAGTAGTGGTCGGCCCTCAATTTTTGCACCTGTAATTTCATTGTAAGAATGCAAACCCAATTCGCCAATAGTTCCGCAAATAATGTTTCTAGCTCTGGCTACAGCTGGTACTTGCATAGCATCGCCGCGGTTAATGCCAAAGGCTTGGAATGGGCTGAAATTATCTTGGTAGTAAGGTATGGCCAAATTTGCCTTGGCTTGCACATCTGATTTTTCTGGAGTCGTACCCAATAAGAAATCAATAAGTCCCATACTGCATTATCTCATAAATGTGTGACATTCAAGCATCTGTATAGCGTGTCGGGAAATGTGCGGGTTAGTGATAGGAGTGACTAACCCGCACATTGGGGTACTGCCAAGTAGACCTTAAGCACTAATGATAGTCACAGTCTGTTGTGGCGCACAAGCATGACCCGCTGCCATGACTAATGCAACGGCAGCTGTAATTGGTACTTGAGCAGCTCTACGCGCAATACGCCATCCACCATCTGATGCTGGCCGTCTAGCACATGACACTAAATGACTATGTAATGTCGGTTGTCCGGGATGAATGAATTTGCCTGATTGCATTGCATTAAGTGTTTGATCGCAACTAATGGCAAAGCCAGCCGATGCCCATGGTGTTGGTTCGGTTGCTATGCCAGCCTGTGCCAGCCTCGGTGCAATGTACCCTGCGGTATTTGGATCATAAGCAAATTTTCTAGGTCTGTATCTACGAGCCAGTGTTGCCAGTTCACCTGTAAGTTCAAGATCATTTATTCCGCCCTCACGCTTCCATTCATGTAGGAATACGGCCATACCCTCTGGGCGCTCTTGGATAGTAACTAGGCAGGCAATCTCTCTATTGAAATTAAGATCTATAGCCATCCATGTAGGTAAGTCATCCTCTAGTCCTATTTCCTGTTCTCCTGCATTCCACATGTCCATTGGCCATGGTGAATCAATGGCATCTACCCACATACAAAGTGTCTCTGTTTTGAAAGCATCTTTAGTATCAAAGATTGAGGCATCCTTAATGTTTTCTTTTGTAATTGTGTAGCCCATTGCAGGGTTAGCCATTGCCCAAGCCTTTTCATCATTGACATCTGACCCGGCAGGTGCGCTGTATTCGTAGTAACCCATACGGCTGGACTCAAAGGTTAAGGCTCTACGCCTTTGCTCATTTAAGACATTGCTGTTTAGATCGCCAGCATTAGATGTCCAAAAGACTTGTGCATTTGGTCTGGCTCGGGTGATCGGGGTAACAGCTGCCCAAGTTGATTCATCAATCTCTCTAAGTTCATCTACATAAAGCAGGTCAGCAGTTGAGCCACGTGGCCCCTCGCTGGTTGCAGCTCTAATCGCATACTTTCGTAATCGCTCACATTTACCGCTACATGACTTGGGGTAATGGTGACAGTAAACCTCAATTTCCTCTTGGCCGTTAGTCCGGGAGACTCGTTTAATACGCTTACGCATCCAGTCAAGGCTTTCTGCCATGTCTACGGTTTGTTTGAAAGTATCTAGTGACAGTTGGCGTGTCTGTGACATGGCAATAATGCTTTTCTCACCAAAGATAAATAAACCAGCCAGCATCCTCATTCGCATCATGTGAGTCTTGCCATTCTGTCTAGCTACGAGAACGCCTACTTGGGATCTTGCCCATGTGCCATCTGGATTTACCTTTAAGGCATCATCTAAAACATGTGATTGCCAAGGTAGTAATGGAACACCTAACTCATCCGCTAACTGGCTTACTAGCGGGCCTGCGCTGGGCAGTTTTAGTGGCGGGCTTTGTATTCTTGGTTTTGACAAGCCGTAGGAAATCTCCGACATAGGCTGTTCCATCATTATCCTCTTGTTTACTGGCAGTACGAGTTTCCACGGTTAGGTGCAGCTGCTGCAACACAATCAAAAACTTACCAGATAAGGCAGTTAT